CGGTCACTGGGGACTCCTTATTCGCTCAGTCTTGTAAAAGCACTGCGTGATGGGGAGTACACGAGTGTAGTTAATGCTTCTATAGATCCAAATCAGTATTCTGATTCAGAGCTATTTCGCAGAGACTATCTCGCCACTAATCTGATCCGCAAGTATGCCAACTTCCCGTTAGGGATAGATTGTCAGAAAGCGGCTCTCGATAAGTTCCTTGAAAGTGAAACAGCGTGCAAACTAACAAACAAGACTAACGTCATGCCTTACCGACCTGCCACTTTTGGCACGTCGCCTGAGTCATACATTTCGTATGCCAGGAACATTATAAGGTCCACGTTAGGCGAATTTGATTGGAATGCTTGTGCTGCTCGGTTTGCATTCTCCGGTGGAGCCTCTACGAGGCTTAAACGTGAATCAGGTGCGCCGTACTATAAATTTCAGGGAAAACCTGAAACAACTCGTAACAACGCCCTGTTATCTATCTGCGCTATTCAAAGCATCCCGCGTTGGTGTGCTCAGATGATCTCCGACTACGGTGATGACCCCAAAAATTGGGTCACTATCGTTGAAGGGAGCAGGATCACCACCGTTGCTAAAACAGCTACAACGGATAGATGTATAGCTATCGAACCTGATATGAACATGTATGTTCAAAAGGGGATCGGTGCTATTATCCGTGCTAAGCTTAGGTCTGTCCATATAGACCTAAATGACCAAACCTATAACCAGAAATTGGCATGGGTTGGGTCACTTACCGGTAGTCTTTCGACTATCGACTTAGCGAGTGCGAGTGACAGTATTTCACTGGAACTTGTACGGCTGTTGCTTCCTCCAGATTGGTTTGAGGCTATGTCTCTATGTCGATCTGAAGTAGGTATCTTCCCTGACGGCAGTAAGCACCGTTTTGAGAAGATCTCATCAATGGGTAATGGATTTACATTCGAACTTGAAAGCTTGATTTTTTGGGCTCTCAGTAAGAGTGTAATCCATCTCAATGATGTTAGCGACCGTCGTCTGGCTGTCTACGGTGATGACATAGTCATTCACAATAGTGCAGCAGAGACTTTGATCGAAGTGCTTGCCTACTGCGGTTTTCGAACCAATTTAGATAAGACCTTTATATCAGGGCCTTTCCGTGAAAGTTGTGGTAAACACTACTTTCTTGGCAGAGACGTCACCCCCATTTATGTGAAAACGCCTTTGGACTCCTTACACCGTAACTTTTGGTTGATAAACAGTTATCGTAAATGGGCTGACTGCCCATTTTCTGAATATCAATCATGTTATCGGTATTTGGTGAATGCCGTACCCAATAAGCATAGGTATTATATTCCTATGTCCTTGGGTGCTGATGTTGGCATTTGGGCGTCCTTCGACGAATGCTGTCCGAGATGGAAACATTGGAGACAGGCGTTCGTTGTTAAGCTACTGAAGCCTCGTCGTCGTAAGCATACACCTCACGGTGTACCTGCTTTACTCCATTACTTTAATGGAGTACGTGACTACGTTGATCCAGCAGAACCCGTTATTGGGTCGGGGTCTTCTCTAACTCAGTTAGAGAAGGGTTTGGTACGTTATGTCCATTCCAAGACATACGTATCGTGGTGGGACACCGCTCCTAGCGGTGTTACTTTGGTGGGTATCGCCTAATAAGCGACTTTCCCCAAATGGTG